ATTCTACTGCTGTATTCCAACACCTTTTACATTTTTGTGATTTTGCATCAAATGTTTTATTGCAATACTTGCCTTTTCCTAGCGTAGCGACACAAATATACGGAATTCCATTCTCACTTTTTGTTGCTAGTGGATAACGACTATTAAAGATAGATAATAGTGTTTGTTCTGGGTGTTCGTTGCACCATTCTCGAACTGTCCTTATACATTCCCGTGGGTTAATTCTTCTGTGATTTTCATATGCACATTTGCCTTCTTCAAAAAAATGGCATCCGGTACAATTTTCTTTTTGTAAGCTTTCGCACATTCGATTAAACCCGTGCAAATATTCAAATGTTACATTATAATCAATCATATTTAGTTTTCCAGCCTTTCTAACTTATCATTGTATTCATCACACCATTTTTTTGCCGGACAATTTTCACAATCTGGGTTAATCACTTCTCTACTACAAGTAAACCCACCGTCTTTAACTAGTGCAATTCTATCTTTAGCATCTGCCCAATCCATTTCAACTTTTCCTTCTTGATAATATTTATCAAGAACAGGAACTCTAAAAACTTCAATATCAGTGAAATCACTGCCTTCACACGCTTCTGTATAAAATGCTATTGCTCTTGCTTTTCCGGCTGATTCAGCAAAAACAACTGTTGCATAATCTCTATACCCCCATTTGTTTCTTGCTTCATACGCTTTCAATTTCTTCACCCTCTGCCGTTGTTTCAAGTGTTTCAACTTCTTTGCCAGTAGCTTCTTCAAACCATCTACGGTACTTCTCACCTTTTGTAAAGCATACTTCACCGTCATTGATGATTTCTTTCCACTCTGATATGTAGTCACTAACCATATGAGGTACTACATACACTAAGCAGAAGTAAAGCACCGGTAACAACAGAACACCACCGTTCTTTGTTGAGATTGTGATACCACAAAGTTGTGATACCACAATGGTAGCCACTATCATAACAATAAAACCAATTAACTTAATCTTTTTCATCATTCTTCTTACCGGCTCTGATACTCTTTTCAAGTTTCTTATTCATTTCTTTTACTTCTCTAATTTCTTTTCTTAGTTCAAAGTTATCTTGATGTAACTGTTCAGCAACCTTGGTC